GCGCGGCGTCAGAAGTGAGGCCCAATCTATGGCTGTTAGTGATTATGCTGTCCGTTACATGAAAGAGCATGGTCACCGCACGGATCATATTGCCCGTGATTTACCGATGGTGGTAGCTTTGTACTACCTGCCCAGCAAACACGACAAGCGTGCAATCAAAGCCACTATGTCCACGTAGTACCAAGAGAGATTAGCTTGGCGTGAGAAACATAGACTTCTGTAGGATGGTCCAGTGACGAGACAAGCCGAATCGACCAGTACCGTGATAAATGTTAAAGCTATCAATGAAGAACATCACGGATTACAGGAACGACCAGGTAAGTTGGTTGTCAGGCTCAATGGACTGTCGCCCAAACCACGACTGTTCCATCGTCTCATCCCAATGGGTGGTGAAGACGAGGTTGTGGTGCACAACAATGATGTGAGTACTTTGGTGCATGCTCTAAGTGAGAGAGTGTTTTTTGTCAAATATGAGGAGCCGCGACTTACGAATGGTAACTGTAACAATCCTGGCGGCCCAAAATCTGAGTTTTACGACATACCTCCTCTACCAGCACCCGGGGTGTGTAAGAATGCAACGCGCGAGTTCGTGTATAAGGTCGCAAATCGCGTCCGCAAACCCCGTCGTCCCAGTGGATGAATTTTATAAATTCTACGACGGTCGTAAGGCGGAAGCGTACAAGCGAGCGGGCGAATGGCTATTAATGCGAGCCGCCAGCGCGAGACATGCGTTAATCACACCGTTTGTCAAGGCAGAAAAGACTATGAGAAAGTCCCTTGGCGAACTACTCTATGACGTTGATCCGGCGGTTTTGCCTAGTACCGCTGGTAATGTTCCGCGCGTCATACAGCCGAGAAACATTGTGTACGGGTGTGCACTCGGCTGTCACATCAAACCCATGGAGGGGCCGATTTATTCGGCGATCAATAGTGTGTTCGGTCACGAAGTGGTGGCTAAGGGCCTCAACGCGTGTCAGAGAGGGAAGCTAATAGGCGATTACTGGAAATTGTATTCGCGACCGATGTGCATTTCCTATGATATGAAGAGGTTCGACCAACACGTGAGTATGGCAGCGATGCAGGAATGTGAACATAAGTTGTATAATCAGATCAGCAAAGATCCGGCTTTGAAGAGGCTGTTGAAAATGCAATTGGTGAACCACGGC